GATATGACAAATGTGGCAGAAGGTGTGTCCATCGTCATAGAGGGCATTGGCATCACTGCTTCCACACCTGTCACAAGCTATGTGTTTGAGGAAATAGCTTTCTGTTTTCATTGGTTTTTCTCTTTAAGAATGTTTTCTAAATGGGCAGCGAAATTATACCAGTTTGAGTATTTGCCTAATGCACTATTGATTTCTTCCCTTGTCAGCCCTACCCACGGGCGCTTTTGCTTAGGCCATGTCCTTGCCATGTCGCCACAGTTGGGACAAACAATGTCTTGCATCTTCAAGGATGCCCCCTGCTCTGGATTGTCACAGCTTTGCTGCTCCTGTGCTAAGGCTTCATCACATCTGATACTAAACGGGGAAATATTCATCTCTCGCACAATGCGACCATCTCCCAAGCTGGCAGCATATTTCAAAGCCTCCAGCGTCAGTGCTTCGTCATTGGTCATGTGTTCACGGAAAACCTCGGTGAGTCCTTGCTTGCTCATCCTACGCCCCTGCCTCACTGCTTCATCTGGCTGTGCCAAGGCTTCTTTGATGGCGGCTTGCGCCAACTTAGCAACAGGAAATGGCATTGCCTCATCAATCGTCTTTAGCGCCTCAAGCGCCAGCTTCAGTGCTTCTTTCATGTGTTCCCCCTTGCTCGGATGGCCGCGGCGTTGCTAGCCAGATAGGTCTGCAACATCGAGCCGGGGTCACATGCCAGCGCATTATCGTGAACCAACTTCGCACAAGCCTCACGCTCTTCGGCTTGCTCCTCGGCACGGACAAGCTCGGCAAAGCGTTCAAGAAACTTAGTGGTAGGCGCAAAACCACCAAGCTCTCGGGTCATCTCAGTAATTGTTTTCATGCCTCATCCTCATAAAAGGTTTCTGTAATACAAACCTCACCAACATCCCGACCTAAGTCGTTCCAGACAATGTTTTCAGCATCATCCATAGACAATGCTTCCATCTCATATTCATCAACACCACCCTCATCGTAATAGACCATAACAAAGAATGTTTTCATCAGATGTTTCCAATAAGTTTAATTACAAATACTAAGACAATAAAAGATATATAAAGCATAGCCTTAAGAGTTGTCTACGATGTCCATGACAGCAGAGAGCACATAGTTGTAGCCTCTCAGCTTAATTATAGCTGCTACATCCTGTATTACAGCCCATTCATGTAATTCTTCTTCCAACAACGCCCAATCTGTACTGTCTTCTTCCTGAATATAGAAGTCATTAGCCATAGAAGCTTTCAAAGTGTAAGTAGTTATACATAAGTATTTACATAAAGACGTATATAGTAGTATATATATGTTGTATATATATGTTGTATTTATATAAGTATTATATAAGCATTAACATAGAAGACATAGAAGTCTTCTATGCTTCATAGTCTCTATAGAGAGGATAGCTGCTTTCTTCATCCTTGTCAAGCCCTTCCTCAATATCCTCTGTTTCCATAAGGTCTTTCCTGTCTGTTGTTGGCATTGAGGCGTTGCTGTCAATGCTGCGTAGGCAGGTGTTGCACAAGTCCAGAAACTGCCTTGTCAGGGCATGTCGGCGTGTTGCCTCGTAATCCGAAAGCATTTTGTCACAAATGATGCAATGCATTAGAGCTCTCCTGTTCGTTTAAATGCGTTCCAGCTACTCTGCCATTGGTTAGGGTTGTCCAGAGCCTCCTGTGCCTGTTCTACGCTGTTTAAACAGCCTTTAACGCTGGCATCAACAAGCTTTCCTGTAGTTCCATCAAAAACCAGCACACAATTAGCCTCATCAGGGGCAGCATCGTAAAGCATCAGACCCGCATGAGGACTTAAGACAATGAGGGCGTCCATGTGCTTGTCCTTTGGCTTTGTTGGCTTGATTCTGTAGTTCAAGTCAACATTCCAAGAAGGCTTTTTAACAACAAGCCAGTCTTTAAAAACTGTGTAAAAGCATTCAATCTCAGCACCATCAGCCCATGCCTTGATAAGGGCTGCGTGTTTATGTGGCTTGTTAGCGGGAAAAGGAGCGTTAGCGACTACCATTGTGTTTTCTTTCTTTCTTGATAATAGGGGATTTTGGCAGGAAAAGGCCAATTAAGAGGGCGGATAGGCTCCACTGGTGTAATTGGTACAACTGTTGTCATTTTGGCATCACAATCATAGTTTTACTGAGCTTTTTGTTGTCAATGTTTTGCTTAAAGCAAGCATAATCGGGGCCATCCTTAGCCACAAAGGCTTCGATGTTTCCCTTAGTATAGCAGAAGCCGCTGGCATAGGCATGTTCAAAATCCTTATCCATACGTTCCACTTGTACACCCATGTTAAACACTGCTACAAGGGCCCCAAAGCCTGCTCCAATCCATACAAAAGGCATCATGGCATGGCCTCCTGTACGAGTTGTGCTTCAATGGCTTGCACAATGGACGGATTAATCACCTCATACACATCAAGCACGCCTTTGTTCATGAATAGGCTGATTACAGTAGCTATTGGTAGCAAAGCGGGCCAAAGCTCATCGGCGGGACAATAGGGGTCAAGCTCATACAAGCCCGACCAGACAAACCCGTCAATTGTTTGTTTAAAAGGCAGAGTTTTCATTATTACTCCATGTTTTCTACATTTTCCATCATTCTAATGGCCTCCGTTAGCGTGTCTTTGGCCTCTTCAATTTCCCCGTCATTAAGCTCGCTAAGGGCACATTTTAGCAGACGATAGGCCACTTGCATAGTGGGAACATGTAGGTCAATCATGGCATTGCCTTAACGATTTTGTACAGGTTAGCGGGTTCTCCTAGCAGGTTATTGTTCTCCGCTAGCCAATCAAGGGCGAATGCCCTTTCGTTGAACGTGGCGGCTACAATGCCGCTTGATATGTGGACAATCTTATACATGGCTTTCTTCCTTGTAAAATTCATTAATATATTTCATGGCAGCCTCCCAACTATCGTGGTATTTTGTGCCTCTCTCTGCCCTTAGCATTGTAACGGGCTTCCTATCAGCGGGAAAATCTCTAAGGTCTCCATAAGAAACCCAACCAACACGCTCACCATTTAGGAAAATGTCTTTTCCCCTCACGTCTCTGTCAGTTATTAATTCCAACATATTATGCCTTTGCCAGCTTTGTCGTGTGAATGTAAATAAGGTCATTGTGATAGGGGCCATAAACACGGGCTCCCTTAGCCTTCTGCATTTTAGCATAGAACGTGCTCTTTGTGGCTGCTATGGTTTTGATAGCAGGGGCTTTGATAACAGTGGACTTTTTGGAAACAATCATTTGAAGCTTTCAATAGTTAGGAATCAAGACACATAGACAAACAAACCAAAGGCAATAGCAACGCCTAGCACAATGGCTAGTGCATAGTCTGCGAAGGCCTCCCATCGAGGGGCTTTTGTGGGGATGCGTTTAGACATGAAAATTTCCTTAGAATTGAGCGTAGATAACAGTGTTGAAGGTGCTCCCTACTACACAAGTGCAGTTTTGCAAGTAGGCCATTACAGTGCTTTCGATTTCCTCTTCAGTGAGGCCTTCAATATCAATAGCGTTGGTATTGGCGAAGTCTTCAAATGTGTCCTCAGCATAGTCGCAGCAAAGGGCGATAACATCTAATTCATACGAATCGTCTGATTGATCAAGGAAGTCAAACAACAGGCCCAAGGCCTCATAAGAGAATTGGTCAGCACGCCCACAGGCGCGAAACTCATCACGGAATTGGCTGGCATGATTGATGGTGGTGTGCATAATGTTTTCCTAATGTTAGCCTTTGGCGTTATTGCTTAGGCTGAGCGTATGATAACACTCTCCACAAAACCCCTCGCTTTGTAGGGGCTTTGCAGGGAATGCTATTTAGCGTAAACTGCTACAACTGATTTATTTGCCAAATTGGAATACTTGTCAATAACCTGACCATCAAGCACGCAAATGGCGTGGCCTGTGACAATCACAACAAACCGCCCGCAGCCAATGCTTTTTAAGAGGGTTCCAAGGGTTGTACCTTTGGTGGCTTTCTGTTGCAGGCTACGTGAAATGTGACGCGCTGCCGCCGTTGTTCCATAGATGTTCACCAGTGACAGGCCCGCCTCTGAGTAGGCACGATGCCACACCTTATGCCCGCATGGCTTGCCGTGCTTCCTGCCGTGCTTGCTAAGGGCTGCATGAGCATTGTCATAATCTGTATCAAGGGCATTGGCAAGCGCCCTGACGGTGCAGTCCTGAGCTTCATCAGCACGGGATGCGCCTGTCATAGTTGAGGGAATGAATCGTGACATGATGTTTTTCCTAGTCAGAGCGAAGGTGCTCTCCGAAGGGGCTTTGTAGGCCCCTTGAGAGAATGCCTTAAGAATTGTCGCTGATGTAATCCAGACAGACCGACAGTGCATTGTAGGCAAATTCTGTCTTGCCTGTGGCATTGTTGATAACGCTATATGGCCTGTAGGCATTGACCTGAGCATTGAATACCACAGTGTAGTGGCCCTGTGTGTGTACTGGTGTCTGAGTGATCATGGTGGTTTCCTGTTAGCAGCCTGCATAATTGCCTGCTGTCTGTCTTAATTATATGGCCTGTCGAGCGCATGTCAACAATTATTTCATAGGGACAAACCCTTACAACCTTTGTTTTCAATTCTCAGAAGTTATCCACAGGCATTGGTCTTATATAAGACCTAAATTGTGGACAACTATGAGAGCAGTGTGAATAACTTTCTTAGGTGTGTAGGTGGCTTGTCAGTGCTTCAGCGCCTCCTAGGCCATTCTATGGCTTGGCACGATTCTTAGTTGGCACGATAGTTGCCTAGACAACGCACTGGTGTTGTGCATAAACCACAAGCATGTCTGATAGGCTAAGGCTATGGGCAGCAGTGCTTGATAGACAATTGCTATGCACTTGATTGGTGCATTAGCAGTGGTTTATATAAGTGTATCAGCATTGGCTTATATGGTCCTGCTTCGTCCCTCCCTTCTGAGCACTAACATGTTACTAACATGTCACCAATGCACTTGTCAGACAACAGACAACCTAGGCCTTCGAGCACAGAAGCTAACGCTAATGCGACTGATTCGTATTTCATAGGGGGGGAGGGGGTGATGCTAATGTGTAAATGTTTATGAACCCTCTGAAGTCCACAAAAAGCTAGAAAAGACCTGCTTAAAAAAGAGGCACTAAGAGCTGATAAGCCCTTGATTATTAAAGAATAATTAAAGAAAAGGACAATAATGGCTGGAAGGCTTAAATGGGGACAGATCAGGCCTACGGAATCTACACACTGAAAGCAACATCTAAGTTAAGAAAACTTGACCTAGATCAAGAAACATGAAAATAAAAGACAACAAATGAAGAAATTCCTTGACTTCTGGGAAATCCGTGATATAATATTCTTATAAGGAATTTCCTTATCAGCAACTCATGTAAAATCTAAGAAGCTTCATCCCACTTCTAAGCACTGAGTAGCAATCTGTACACTTACGCTAGTAAGGAGCTTATAGGAAACACCTATAATTGTTTACATAGATTGCTGCTTATGTAGCTAACTTAGTAAGTAATTTACTAATTAAGTAATTTATTGTCTTAAATGTAATAGGTACTTCAGAGTACTTTAAGTAGCCTCCTTGAAAGGATAAAGGCATGGTAAAGAAAGTTGTTAATGCTGATGGAACACCAGCCCGTAAGGGACGCCCTCCAAAGGCTGCCATTGAAGCGAAGAAGCCCGGAGGCCGTGTAGCCCTTGGCAGACCCCCCGGAGAGGCTGCAAGGCTCAATGAGTTCAAGGCAAGGCTGCTAGGAACCACTGGTGAGAAGATTATTGAAACCCTCATCCGTAAGGCTATGGACGGAGAGGACAAGGATCAGTTTGCTGCCCTTAAGTTCTGTGCTGAGCGTATTCTTCCTATGAGTGCCTTTGATGCTGCTAAGGGAGCGAATTCGACCCCTTCTGTTACAATTAACATTACAGGGTTGTCTGATGCAAAGCAAACATACAACCAAGACGAGGGCATAATCGATGTCTAGGCCAAGAGCCTTGTCTGGAAGCTTACAGGATTGTGCCTACAAGTATTTCCTTGCTACAGACGAGAAGGCTTTCAAGAAGATTCTTAGAAGCTTCTCCATCTATGACAACGACTACCTGCCCACAGGCGCATTAGCCTGCTGTACCATCTATGAAGAGCAAGGGCTTGCTGTGGTTTGTCTTAAGGAGGAGCTTCCTCTAACAACAGAAGAAATCTATGGGCTTCTTGTGCATGAAGCTGTTCATCTGTGGCAGGCGCATTGCCGCTGGCTTGGAGAGGATAAGCCCGGAGAAGAAACAGAGGCATATGCCATACAGAAGATTGCTTCTGAATTGATAAAAGAATTCTCGAAAACCAAATGTAAAAAGGAAACAACAAATGAAAAAAGCAGCACCATCGAAAGCGTTTAAGAAAGAAATGGAAAAGATGTATCCAAAAGGTGCAACCATTTCCCCAACTAAAAAACCAGCGGCTCCTAAGAAAAAACCAAAATAAATGGCAAACCTTAATTTTGAATTATTAGGGTGGCAAAAGAAAGTATTTACTGACTCCACCCGATTCAAGATTGTAGCAGCGGGGAGGCGATGCGGAAAGAGCCGCTTGTCAGCGGTGTCGTTGCTGATTGAAGGCTTAAACTGCCCTGAAGGAAGCTCTGTCATGTACATTGCTCCTACGCTGGGACAAGCACGAAGCATTATCTGGGAGCTTCTCCATGACCTTGGACGAGAGGTTATTAAGAGCAGCCATGTGAACAACCTTGAAATCACACTTATCAACGGTAGGAAAATCCTTGTTCGTGGTGCTGACAATCCTGATAGCTTACGTGGTGTGTCTTTAACTTATGTGGTGTTGGACGAGGTTGCTTTCATTAAGCAAGAGATTTGGGAGAAGGTGATACGGGCTTCCTTGTCTGACCAGAAGGGACGAGCATTGTTCATCTCTACCCCGTCAGGCCGTAATTGGTTCTATGATGTCTACAAGCTGGGCTTAGACGGCACAGACGAGGAATGGAAAAGCTGGCACTTCACTACAAGAGACAACGAAACCATTGACCCAAAAGAGATTGATGCAGCACAGCGCACACTAAGCAGCTTTGCATTCAAGCAGGAATATCTTTCCTCTTTCGATAACGCAGGTAGTGATGTGTTTAAAGAAGAATGGTTTAAGACAAAACCAGAGCCCAAGCATGGCTCCTATGTGATTGCCATTGACTTGGCAGGCTTTGAGGAAGTGGGCAAGAACGCAGGTAGCGCTAAGAACCGCCTTGATGAAACAGCCATTGCCATTGTTAAGATTGAAGACAATGGAAACTGGTGGGTGGAGAAGATTGAGCATGGGCGATGGGACATCATGGCAACTGCTGTGCACATCCTTAAGGCCGTAAGGGAATACAAACCCATTGCTACAGGCATTGAGCGAGGAGCCTTGAAGAATGCTGTGCTTCCTTATCTGACTGACCTGATGAGGAAGAATAACGTTTTTACGCACATCCATGACCTCACACATGGAAACAAGAAGAAAGTTGATCGTGTTGTCTGGTCGTTGCAAGGACGCATGGAGCATGGGCGTGTCAGCTTCAACGAAGAGCAGGATTGGAAGGAATTCCAAGATCAGCTTGTTATGTTTCCTACAGCAGGAGTGCATGATGATCTGGTTGACGCTCTTAGTTATATCGACCAACTCGCTATCAGTAATTATGAACAAGACTATGACGAAGATGATTACGAAGTCATGGATGTTATTGCAGGCTACTAAGGAACAAAATGGCTAAAGAAAAACAAGTGGTATTTGACGAAGTAACCAGCGCAGAAACTGAACTGGTTGGTTGGGTTGTCAGCCGCTTAAACCAATGGCGCGACTACCGGGATGTGAACTACCTTCCTGATTGGGAAGAATATGAGCGCATCTTCCGTGGTCAGTGGGCTGCTGAGGACAAGACACGCGAGAGCGAGCGTAGCCGCATCATCAGTCCTGCCACACAGCAGGCCGTGGAAACTCGCCACGCTGAAGTGATTGAGGCCATCTTTGGTCAAGGGGAGTTCTTTGATATCGAAGACGATATCAAGGATGTGGATGGCAACCCTCTGGATGTCGAAGCCATCAAGCAGCTGCTTATGGAAGACTTCAAGCGAGACAAGATTAAGAAAAGCATTGACCACATCGAACTGATGGCTGAAATCTACGGAACAGGCATTGGTGAAATCACTGTGGCTTCTTATACAGAATACAAACCAGCTACGCAAGCAATGCCTAACATGCAGGGCATGGCTGCCATTGGTGTGTCTTCTAACGAGCGCACATGCGTTAAGCTCAAGCCTGTCAATCCAAAGAACTTCCTCATTGACCCCAATGCTGATAGCCTCGATGAAGCTATGGGCTGCGCCATTGAGAAGTATGTGAGCATTCACAAGATTGTAGAAGGCATGGAAAAAGGCATCTACAAGAAGGTGGATATCCAAACTTCTGGTGAAGAAACTGATTTAGAGCCAACACAAGAGCTGTCTTATTACCAGAACGATAAGGTGAAACTTATCACCTATTACGGTCTTGTTCCTAAAGAGTATCTGGATGAGCTTAAGGATGAAAACGCTGCTGATGTGGTGGATTTGTTTCCTGAAGACAGTGTTGCTGATGAATATTGCGACATGGTGGAAGCCATCATTGTCATTGCCAATGACGGACAA